AGAAGCTCCGTTTTCAGAAGTCACTTCAATCCATCCGATTTGAGCAGTGTCAGAACCGTTGATAGAATAGTGCTCTTTAAGAATAACAGGGCTGTTCTTAAATGTAGCATAGCTAGGATCTAGTTTTTCAGTAAAGTTAGAAGATCCTTTTGCAAATTCAGAACCATAAGCAAGAGCTGTAAATCTTTCGCTTGCTAAAACAGCTGGAGTTCCAGTTAAAGTTTTAACTTGGAAATATTGTCCAGATACATTTGTTACAATACCTTTAACAACAGCACCTGTTCCTCCAATTCCAGAAGTAGCAGAAGACTGTGCTTGGATCATAACTGTTTGTCCTTTTCTAAAGTTAACAGCTGTTGTTCCTTGAGATGTAATACCTAAGCTTGTTGGTTGAGCCGTAGGAACATTAAAGTTCATAATTTGTCCACCAGAAGCAGAAACAGTTGCAGTTCCAGGGGTGTTTCCTGAAGTTGGCATTGTACCTGCGTTGCTTAAATAAATAATATTAGCATAACGAGTATGCAATCTGCCTTGCTCAGTCCATATGATTTGGTCTGAAGTTGAAGGCATTTCTGCTGATACCATACGAAGGAAAGATCCAATAGAGCGGTTTCCGTAACGCTCTACCTCTTGTTCGTATACATCAGGTAAAAATTGTTGTGCCCACTGATTAAATGAGCTATCTGTAAAATCGATATAGTTACCAGTATAAAGAGCTTTGCTTTGAGTTGGTTGCAAAGCTGCTGGTATTCCACTTGTAAAAGCCATTTGTTAAATGTTTTTAAAAATTAATTAGTTATTTCCATTTTATGCGCAATTTATCTGAAGAATCACCAGAAACAACCCTAATTTTGTCTCCTGAAGAGGTGGTTATTACCGAATTATCTGTCCGCGGTGTCATGTCAATATTTTTTGCTTCTTTAGCTTGCATTTTTATTGCATCGGCACGGCCTTGCTCATAAAAATGTGCTGCAATTTTATCGGCATTTCTTCCTGCAAATAATGCTTTATGATAGCTACTAGCATCACTTATATTACCATCTTTGTCAACAAATTCATTAATAAAATTTTTTAAATCAGACTGGTATTCTTTTATTTTTTCTTTATTTTCAACTTTAAATCTAAATTTTTTGTTTTCAACTTGAAAATCAAATCCTTTAAAGTCTTCATTAAATACCTTGTTTGTTTTGTCTAAAAAATTTTTTTGTTGTGCTTCCCAGTTTTCTTTTTCTAATTGCTGCTGTTTATAATACTCTAAAGCATTTGTATACTCTTCAGGAATATCGTTCTGCTTTCTTAACTTAAGATCAGCATAATATTTTTCTTTTGAAGTATTAAAATACTTTTGAGCTTCATATAATTTTTCTTTAAATGCTAATTGTTTTGCTCTAATTTCAGAAGGCTCAGCCTCCTCTTCATCATAAGAAAATTCTTTTTGCATTAAAAAGTTTATATCCTCATTATCTAAATGAGGTTTTGTATTTTTTAAATATTCATAAACTAAAGACGTATTATTCATTTTAGAATAATCTCTATTAAGATTAACATAATCTTCTAAAGAGCCGCCTGTATTGTTCATAAAATCAATTAATTTTTGAACTTGTTCTGGATATTCAATTTTTAATTTTTGGTCTTTTTCTATTTCCTCTACTTGATCTTCTGTTTTGACCTTTTCAATTACAGTTTTTTCTACAGGCTTTTCTTCTTCTTTAGTGGCCTCTTCTGTAATTTCTTCAAGTAAAGTTATTTCTTCTTCTTCGTCTGCTTGTTGTTCTGTATTTTCGACCCGTACTTCTTCGTCCACTTTTTCGCTATCTCCGGCTGGTTCATCCACAGATACGCGCGTTGTTTCTTGCTCTTGAATGGCATCTTCTTTTTGTTTTGGTTGGCTATCAATATTTACACGGTATACACCGTCATCTTGAAACCCATAATTAGAATCTACTTCACCTGACTCTATTGCTTCCTGCAATATAGCAGCCTCTTTTTCCTGTGTTGAAACATTTTCTGTGCCTTCAACAGCTTTTACTTGTACTTTTTCTTCCATGATATAATATAATATAATAATTTATTTTATTTTGGTTCAAACCTAGAGAGATCAAACCCGCCTAAAACATCATTACCTTTTGATTCAAAAGACTTTTTAGGTTTTTCTGTTTTTGGTGGCCCCGCAACTGAATTAACCGAAATTTTTTTATCCGCTATTCTTTCTTGAACTTGTGATTGTTTTTCGGCTAATTCTTTTTGAGCTTGCAATTCTAATTGTTTTAATTTAACATTTAAATCAAATTCAAATTGCATCAATTCTCTTTTTGTTCTAGCTTCAACCTCCAGCTTTTTAATATCAAATTCATTTGTAGCATTTGATACTTGTATTTTTGATTCTGTTTTTATTTGCTCTGCCTGTGCTTTTGCTTGCTCTATTTCTATTTGAGCTGCTCCTTGAGCTTGAGCTTGAGCAACAGATGCGGCTTGAGCAGCCTGTTGATCGGTTGCCTGCTTCTTAATTCTTCTAAATTTTAGCAGCTGATTTGCTAATTTTATATTATTGACCTGTCTAATATCAATGGCGTCCTCTAAAAATATACTATTTTGAGATAAAGCCATTTGTATATTAGCTTCTAATAATTGTTTTTCTTCTTCATCAGGCTCAAGCTCTAGAAAAATTCCAAAATCATGTATATGCAAATTTTTAAGCTCTTCTAAACTTCCAACTGTAAACTTACCTAGCCCATCAATAAAAGCTTTTTTAGTTGGGTGGAATTCTAATATATCTTTGAATCTTAAAGATATTGCTTCAGCTAAAGTTAATGTTAAATACATACTAGACTGTACTAAATGCCTTGTTGCTGTATTACTATTAGCAGCCGCTAGTTTTTGAACCCCCACTAATGCTTTAGGATCTGGGTCAGACCCATCCCTCGCTTCGTTTAATCCAGTAATATCGCGAATCATTTGCAAATATTGATTATATGCTCCAATCAATAATTGTACTTGATTTCCGCCGCCACCAGGTAACTCTTGAATAGGCACTTTACCCGGGTTGGGATCACCTTCAACAGTTAATGATCTACCTATAATAGATCCTGTTTGGAAGTACATGTTTAACGCCTCTTGGGGATTATAGCTAGTGCCATTTCCTAAATCAATTTCAGCTAATCCATCAGCATCAATATAAACTCCAGATGGCGTCATTCTTTGTATTGCTTGCTGTAGCTTTAAATGCGTAAGTTGAATTAAATCCGCATAAGGTGTCATTTTAGCAACTAATGAATCTATTCTTCCTTTGTATATTCTAGGAGCACTTACAATATAATTCATCATTACTTTATTTGCATTAGAATTTGGTCTAACCATATTCTTTGCCTTTTCCCATTTTAAAAGCTTATTTGCTCCTAATAAATAAACACCTTCATATATTACTTCTCTTGATTGTGCAACTCTTTCAAATCTAGCTCTTTTATCTTGAGGCGGATTAAAAGAATCATCCTTTTTTATAGCTTTGCTTGCGCCAGAAGAAATTTCTTTTATTTTATAAACGTTGTTTTCAAAAGTTTTCCAATTAAAATATAGTACAGTTAGCGTATTTTCATCGTCATTTTCTGTATTATTATATTCAAAATTATTACCATATATTAAAGAATAATTACTTCCTTTTTTAGTAATATTTTCTAATTCATCATTATTTAAATCTGGAAATTGCTTTTTTAATTCATTTAATTTTATTCTTTTTACTTCACCAAAATAATAACAGTCTTCAAAATTAGGATCTTCTGTATAAGACCAAACTAAATTAGCGGGATCTACATAATCTAATTTTACGCCATCTGTATTATTAAACGAATGTTTTACAGCTGATATACCAAGTACTGCTCCGTCATAATCTAATCTTTTCTTAAGCTCATGATATTTGTTTCTTAAAAAAATATTATTTATGGCCTGCTCCTCAGCAATTTCAATTCCTTGCTTATAATTAAGCTGCATATACAACTCTAATTCTTCTGTATTTGCAGGCAATTCAGATTCAGGGATATTTCTTGCATTTACGCCTAATTCAGCTTCAATTTGCGCTAATATTTCTTTTGCAGCTAAATCTCTTTGTACGCTTTCAACATACTTTGTTCTTTTCCCTGTGGCTATTGGATCTTGTGCAAAAGCTTTTATTGAAAACAAACGATCTTGCATTCCGTTTACAACAATATCAATAAACTTAGGTATAATAGGTACAGGCTTCCAATCTAAATTAAGATAAGATAAATCGCCATTAATAGCAAATTCATCTTTATACTTTCTTATAGATTGTTCTCCTCTTGCATAAAGTCTAAGCCTGTGGAACTCTTCTCTTGTTTGGTAATATTTCCCAGCCCCTCTATCTTTATTAAACCATTCTTGTTCTATAGCCTTAGCAACTTGCATCCCATAATCAGAACTTCTTTTTTGGGTATCCGAAACTGCTTGACTCGGGAAATTTGAATAAGTTTTTTGTGTCTTTGCCATATTTATTTAATTAGCACACTTTGATCTCCTTCATTCTTATATCTTGAGAATGAAAAATTAAGTTTTTTAGTTGATCTTTCTTGTCTTGGTCTATATAAATGCTTTCTACAGGCCATTATTGCTAAACCACTACTGATTGAAGCATCATGCGCTGTTCTTTTTGATATATCAAATTTTGCCCAATCTTCTAATGTTCTTTGGAAATACATATTTCCATAATTGTCACCAATCTTTCCTACATTTTCTTCTATGTAAGATTCAATTGCTGCCGCGTGAGCTTGTCTTATATCTTCAGATGTGTTTGGTATACCACCAAGTTCAGCTTCTGTTTTTGACAACGCTCCTCGTAATTTATCTGGTCGGTTCATAGAAAACCCTCTATAACCTCTTCTTTTAAAATGATATAATAATCTTGGTTTGTTATTTTCCGCTAGTATTGACATTCCATAAAATACACAAGCCATTAAAACATCTTCAAAAAATATTTCAGCTGTTTGTGGCCTTGCAATATATTCTAAAAAAAATTTACTAGAAGGAAAGTCAGGGTTCATTGAAAAAGTTGTTAAACCATGTAATGCGCCATTAGATCCACCACCGCCAACTGTTCCTGATATATCATATGAGTCGCAACCAAAATATCCAAATCCTTCATTGCCTGGATATTTTATGCCATTCTTTTCAATTACATTATTTCTATGCTCTGCTTTTGGTAACCAACTTATACGGAATCTACCGTTTCTATTTGGCGTCCAAATAACTTCTGTATCTTTTATTCCATTGCGCCAAGAAAAGCTACCTTTAACAACATAGCCATTCATAGCCATCTCTTCATTATGATCTATTTGCTCATAGATCTTAGTAAGATTAAATAATGAATTTACTGTTTCATCTCTAAACGCATGCTTTTCACTTCTTGGAAATTGTCTATAGTATTCATTTAGAGCATCAGAATCATTTTTTAAACCTTCTACCTCGTTTTCCCAGTGTTCAATAACTCCTGTATGTATGAGACCGCCATCAATTCCTTCAACCGCTTCTCGTGGTGTATCGAAGACAGGGAAGCCATACTTATCAATGAATCCCTCGTAGCCCCATTCCATAGGAATGAACAAAGCGTATAATCCACTTGTAGTCTGGCCATTTTTATTTCGTGATCTAACATCTGAGTCATAGTACAATTTTTTAAAATTATCTCCGCCTTTATCTAAGGCATTTGATGTAGATCCCATCATGCACTTGCCAACAATCTTAGCTCCCAGTCTTAAACAAGTTTTTGTTACACGCCAGTTATTTAATATATTATCAGGTCGCTCCCATTTACCAGATTCATCATGAACTAATAGTTGCAACTTCTCGCCATCATAGGAGTTGTCGCCCGTATTTTTCCAATCTATCGTTGTATCAAGCCCTCTG